CTGTTTCTTTTACCCCTAAAAACGACTCAAAAAGCCACTATCGGCTGCCATCGGATGAGAACCAGTCATGACGGCTCAAATCGGCTCAGATGGGCTGCAATCGGTTGAGGAAGGGGTAACAGAAGTCAGATATGGCTCTCAGATCCCCAGAATCCGCTCAAAGCCGCTTGATCTGCCTACTAGAGGCGATGAAATGATCCAGTTCTGCAAAGATATTGGGCTGCCGTTGTTGCCCTGGCAAGAAGGCCTGGCTAGAGACTGTTTACGCTACAAGGCCGATGGTCGCTGGGCGCACCCCCTAATTGGGATCATGCTTCCTAGGCAACAGGGTAAAAGTACATTCATGGCGCTTAGAATTTTATTTGGAATCTATGTTTTAGGCGAGAAGATGCACTTGGCTACAGCTCATAAGTTGACTACATCAAGCGAAATCTTCTTTAAGGTTGGAGAGATAATCGATAACTCTCAGATGCTTCTAGATAACTTTGCTAAGAAGTACGAGTCCAAGGGATCGCAAGAGATTCGGTTTAAGAATAAAGCCCGGTATCTGATTAGAGCAGGTAACTCAGCGGCTCGAGGTATCGCTGCTCCAGATGTAATCCATATTGATGAGTTACGAGAGTTTGATACCGAAGATGTCTGGAGTTCGATGCGCTTTACTCAGATGTCTAACGCCAATCCCCAGGCTTATGTCTATTCAAACGCTGGTCACGCTAACTCGGTGCTATTGCATAAGTTTAGGGAACGAGGTTTAGCAGCTAGTGAAGGTGCAGACGATTCGATCGGTTGGTTTGAATGGAGCGCTGAACCAGGCGCGGATATTACCGACAAAGAAGCCTGGTATCAAAGCAATCCCAGTTTAGGCCACACAGTCCACGAGGACAATATCAAGGACAGCCTTTCAGACCGCGAGGATATTTTCAGGACTGAAATTCTTTGTCAATTCGTTTCGATGATAAACCCAGTTATCTCAGAAGCCGAATGGAAGAAATGCAAGGCGGATGATCTGCCAGAATTAGATGTCGAGAAGGATACTTGGATGGCGATCGATCTAAGCCCTGATCGGAAACACGCTTCTCTCGTTGCAGGTCAAAGAATCGACGGAAACCGCTTTATGGTCAGCCTTCTTCACACTTGGTTTAACCCGGTGAACCTGGACGATTTAGAAATGGCCAACGATATTGCTTACTGGGTTCGTAAGTTTCCAGTCAATGCGGTGGCTTACTCAAAGTCCACAGCGTCAGCAGTTGCGGCTCGATTAGCGCCAGCAGGAATCCCAATACACGAGGTTAATTCTCAGGAGTACCAGCAAAGTTGCGATGAATTCGTTTCAGCGGTTTCCTCAATGAGATTAGCCCACGCGGATCAAGAGGAACTAACCAAGCAAGTGCTATCGGCGGTGAAATTAACTCGAGGTGATGGCGGTTGGGTAATGGGTCGTAAGGCTTCAGGAATTGTTTGCGGTGCAGTTGCTTCAGCAATGGTCACTCACTTTGCGACACGCGGCGAATCTGAAGTGGACATTCAAATAGGATAATGTCTAGACAATAGCGTATAATATGTCCAATGGGAATCAGGGACTTATTTACAACGCCAAAGCCAGCAACCGAAATTACAGTTGATGCGGCTTCGACCCCTGCGCCATTTAACAACACAGCATCTTTTAATCCTTTCGTATTTACTCAATCGGTAGCAAGCCGTCAGCAAGCGATGGCAGTACCGACAATCGCTCGCGCTAGAAATATTATCTGCTCAACTCTTGCATCATTGCCACTTGAGCAATATTCAAAACTCGATGGCTCTCATATGGGAACGCCAGCAGTTATTAATCAACCAGACTCACGCATCCCGGGTTCAGCCATCTACGCATGGCTTGCAGAAGACTTACTATTTCACGGAATGGCTTACGGTCAAGTCCTTGAGCAATATGGAGACACGGGCCGCGTTCGTGCTTGGACTCGCGTTGCACCAGATCGCGTAACACCAAAACTTAATAATAACCAAACCGAAATCGTTGGCTACCAAGTAGATGGATCAATCGTTCCTACTCAAGGCGTAGGATCATTGATAGTATTTTACGGACTTGATGAAGGCGTGTTAAATCGTGCTGGGCGCACTATCCGGGCTGCCCACGCACTCGAGCAAGCCGCCGAAACTTTCGCTAAAGAGCCAGTACCGCTACAAGTACTAAAATCAAACGGAACTAATCTTCCAGCAGAGCGCATTTCTAAACTTCTTGAATCTTGGAGAACTGCTCGACTTACTAAATCAACTGCGTTCCTTAATGCAGATGTTGAATTGCAAGCGCTGGGCATCGATCCTGCCAAGTTACAATTAAATGAGGCTCGCCAATATGTCGCGCTGGAATTGGCTCGCGCTTGCAACCTTCCTGCATATTTCGTAAGCGCTGAAACTACGAGCATGACCTACTCAAACTCTGTTTCGGAAAGGCGTAGCCTTATCGACTTCAGCATGAAGCCAATTCTTTCGGCAATAGAACAGCGTTTATCTATGCCTGACTTCTGCCCTTCAACTGGCGTTATTCGCTTTAGCCTAGACGAGTTCCTACGTTCAGATGCACTCGCTCGCGCTCAAGTTTATGAAATCTTAAACCGCATTGGCGCGATGAGCGTTGAGCAAATTCAAGAAGAAGAAGACCTGATTGACAACAAGGAGAACCTATGAAGATAACTATGCCTTACGCGATTACAGCGGCAGATACAGAATCTCGCATTATCGCTGGCCGCATTGTGTCGTGGAACGCTGAAGGCAACACCTCAGCAGGTCGCACTATGTTCAAAGAAGATTCCATCACAATGGCAAAAAATATTAAACTAGTACTACAACACGATGTCACTCGTCCATTAGGCAAGATGGTTTCATTCGAACAAGATGCTACAGGCATTACCGCAGAATTTAAGATCGCCAAGACAACCGCAGGAAATGACGCATTAGAAGAAGCCGCTACTGGGCTTCGCAGCGATTTCAGCGTGGGCGTAGATGTTGCAGACTGGGATAACCAAGATGGCGTTATGGCTATCAGCGCATCTAATCTAATCGAGGTCAGCCTAGTTACAGATGGCGCAATCCCGGGCGCAGAGGTCGAGAAAGTAGCGGCTACAGATACAGAGGTTTCTGAGACATCTCAGGAAGAAACACAATCAACCACAGAAGGAGAACAAGTGTCAGACACTACCGTTCCAGAAGTTGCTCCTGCCGCAGAAACGGTAGAGGCTGCAAAGGTTGAAGTTAAGGCTGCAACAGCACCTTACATTTCAACTACTGTTCGTAACCCAATCGTTGATAAGGCTTCTTATCTCGAGCACTCAGTCCGCGCTCAACTAGGCAACGACCAATCAAAAATGTATGTTGCAGCAGCAGCAGACACAACAGACAACGCAGGTTTAATTCCTACACGTCAATTAACTGAAGTTATAAATGGCATCTCAAACGCAGATCGCCCATTTATTGACTCAATTTCTACAGGCGCTCTACCTGATGCAGGTATGTCTTTTGAGATTCCAAAGATCACAGTTGCTCCAACAGTTGCAGTCGCATCCGAAGGCGGCGCACCATCAGAGACAGACCAGAACGCAGCGTTCGTTACTGTAAATGTTCAGAAGTTCATTGGCCGTCAGACATTTAGCCTAGAGCTTCTAGATCGTTCTTCACCTGCCTTCTTTGCAGAACTCGTACGTCAAATGGAATTTGCTTACGCAAAGGCCACAGATACAGCAGTAGGAACTGCTCTTATTACAAACGGAACAGACGGCGGAGATCGCGCAGCACTTACAACTGGCGCTTTAGTAGCAGACTTTGTTTCAGATGCAGCAGTTTCAATCTACAACGGAACTCTTGGATTTGCAGAAAACATTGTTGTATCTCCAGAACAATGGGGCGTTCTAATGGGCTTGGTCGATGGTTCAAATCGCCCAATTTTCCAACAGACAATTAATCCTCAAAACGCTGGCGGTAACCTAACAGCCACAGCAATTCGCGGAAATCTGCTAGGACTTAACCTACGCGTATCACGGGCAATTTCTGGCGTTGGCGATAACACACTTATTGCTATCAACCCAGATGCTTACACATTCTACGAGTCACCACGCCTATCACTACAGACAAACCTAATCTCAACAGGTCAGGTCGAAGTTGGATACTACGGCTATGGCGCAATCGCGACAAAGCTAGGCGCTGGCGCATACCGTTACATGGTTGCCTAGTCACAAACTAATCATGGGGGGGCTGCTGCTCCCGGTAGCTCCCCCAGTCGTTTAACGAGAGGAATTGGAAATGGCAACAATAGTCACACCAGCCGAATTGCGCTCTGTGCTTGGCGTTTCCAATTCCCTCTATAACGATGCTTATTTAACAGATGTCATAGACACAGCCGAGGCAGTTATCTTGCCTATGTTGGTCAAGTACTCAAGCCCGATCGATGTCGTGGCGCTTCAAGATAACATCGCAACATATTATGTCCTAGGCGATAATAACTTCGGAGTGGGTCAGAGCGTAGTCGTAACAGGCGTAGGCTCCCCATTCAACGGCACTTTTACAATCTTAGAATCTAGCAACTTAGATTACGATTCATTCGTATTGCGGTCTAACTCACGCATATTTTTAGACGGTTCTTACAGAGAATTTAACGGCTTCTTTACAGTCTCAATTACAAACGCTGATATTACAGAGCGCAAGGTAATCCCATCAGGCTTGGCAACTCTTTCAGGCGCAGCCACTTAT